TAACTTAAGCTCTTTTGGCTTATCTCGTCGCTAAGCCCGCCCAGCGACGTATGTGTAACTGCTATTACATACAAAGTATTATAATCTGTGTTCCAGACATCAGCTGTGTGTTGCAGTTGTGTATACAAAATATTTTCTATAACGTGCTTGTCACCGCCACGTTCCAATATTTCAGAGGCACGGTCCAATTGCGACTTAAGGTAAGCTCTCAGGTTATTCGGTAAAGCCGACTCAGTCGGACCATGTACAAAAGTTGCTACAGATCTGGCTAGATATTGACTAGATGTTTTAGCTCTGTGGTCGACACGTAAAAACTCAGCTATGGCACCAAGGAAGCACTTAGTCTTCTGAAACCTAATATTATAAATTTAGGCTCGGTGCTCGAGGGTAACTATTTGTTTCATATTCTTTACAGACATTAATACATCATCACCATTGTGCGTACTGACTACATTCAACCCATCCAAACATACATCAGTATAAATCTGATTAAGTATGGTATTCATTACAGTCGTAAAGCGCCAACCTGATAGTAATGTCCCACTGGCTTTATATTGCGAATTATTAACCACATCGTTAATATAGCATTCATCCAGTGATCGTATTACCCAACCTAGAGCTGTTATCTGGTCAGGCACCATGTCATTACTAAACACTGAATGATAAGCACGGTGCACCGCCTGCATGCTACCATTACTATGTTGAGAATTAAAATCTTCAAAATCAAAACAAAAAGGAGTACCATTAGATAGAACCTGTTGTACCGTTTTTGCCACGCTCTCTTCATTGGCAGATTGTCCTATCGGAAACTTTTCTGATAACATTTCTTCAATATTGGGCATACAGTATCCTGCCATAATAAAACTAGTAGCATCCACCCCGTAGATAGCTCTCTGTTTACCCCATTCATATTTCGTTGAAGACCATGCTACCATTTCTGCTTTGCGCCTTGAAAATTTTGAAAATGGGTATGCCGGCATACGGTTGAAAGAATAGAATTTGTGTTTTAGTGACCGGTCACTGGCGATGTACTCTTTGTCTTCTTCATATTGAGAGTGATACGCCCCAGTAGGTGACCAGGCCCACCGCATAGCCCAGTAATCTTCCCATAAAGTCCGCTTGGGTTTAGCACCTCTATCACGAATTTGTTGAAACAGTAATACAGCCCTGGAAAATACTTCTGCTTCACCAACGTTACATAAGTTAGGGTTAGTCCTGTTTTCTCGTTCCTGCGACCAGTTAACTGCCCCTAAACCTCTATTCACTAATACTTCAAACTCAAAGAAAGGAGTCAAATCAACACTAACATTATTCTGAAGAGCCTTAAGTCTGAGAGAAAATTCATCTTTAATCTTCTTAGCAAATTGCTCTATACTTTGAAACTTCCATGTCCAGATAGAACTCTTTGAAATCAAATCGGCAATATGCTCAGGCAAACTAGCAGTCCAAGTAAGTAACCCAACAAAGAGTGCCTCTTGCATACCCAGGCCACTTAAGGTATTAATTAGTTGCAAAATCCAGGTCCTGCCTTTCGCTGTAAAGAAGTCCAATCCTAGTCGCCTTACTTCATAGATAGAAACATGTCTGAGATGTGCAGAAGATACTCTGGAGGTTGGAGGTTCCGCAGACCCATCGAGCCATTTCTTTACTAAAGAATTGGGTCTGTATACATAATTTGCTTTCCTATCCCCAGCGTGTGTTAGGTACAAAGCATATCTAAGTATTTCACCCCTGGTTACGTATCCATATGAAAAAAGGTTTGGACCGAATTGGATCCTAGACAGTCTCAAGTTGTGAGGTTCATTTAAACATCGAAAATCATAATTATTATCTAAATAAAGTAAAGTAAGATTTAAACCAAATACTGGTTGACATAGTAAAGGTATTGAAACTCCTTCTAGATTATAATAATAAGTGCCTGTCATGCACACACCAGGTATAATATCATACAGATTATGTGTTGAGTAATCAAAAGGTACAGAAATAATTGAGTGATCAGTTACTATCACTGATGTTGGAAAAGATATGTTCTTAAAGGAGTGTCTATTCTTGGCTTTCAATTTGCCATTTACTTTTATCTCATTTAAAG